AACTCCAACCATTCAACCATTAACAGGTTGTCAAGCTCCTGCCCCTATGGCTCTTGATTGCGCCTGTTGTCTTGCTATATCTGCTTGTCTTTGAATATCGCCTAATGCAACATCAATAACTTGTTGTTGGTATGGTGATTGATAGGCAGCAATATCTGCGCCTAACAAACCTCTAAATTGAGGTGCTTGCACGCCACCAATTTGTGCTGCTGTGGGTGTTGTTACCTGCGATATGGTTGGTGCTTGAAAACCTGTTAATGGTTGAATGGTTGGAGTTGGAGCTTGAGCTAGTTCTTGCAAACCAGTTAAAGGATCGTATTGCATCCCTGTTTCAAATAAACCACGAGTAGCCTGAAATTGTCTAAGCTGATCTGGTGTAAAGCCAGCAACTCTAGGGCCTGTATATGGTACAAATGGTTGACCAGCCAATCCTTTTGCTGCTTGGTAAGTTTCTTGCATTTGCTGTTCTTGCCAAGCTGGAAGACTTACTTGTTGTGTAGTTGTAGTTTTACCTTTGCTCATAATTCTTTTCTAACCATGTATTCTTCTTGGAATCCTAGATGTTTAATCTTTCTTAACCATCCTTTTCTACCGCCCCCATATAAGCGTTTGCAGTTTAGTTTCTTAGCAAACATCTCTATCGTTGGCATCATTTCTTCTAACTCTGTGTAATCTCCACCACAAAAGAGCAAATTTAATGCTCGTGCTTGGGGGAATATTACTAATTCAGTTATTAGAGCTGATCTTTTACCAGCCCATAAATGAAACATTCCATGTTTTATTTTATCTTTTATATCTTCTATTGTATAGAAATCTTGATATTTCAAAGACTTTTCAATCCAATGTTGGCAACGCTCAAACTCTATTTCCCATTGCTCTCTATCGTCTTTGGGTTTGAGTTCTACTACTTTATTAGTCGCCTTTTCCATACTCAACGATACTTGCATAAACAGTTAAATTACCAGCACGATCAGCTTGAACTTTAATGATATCACCTTGTTTTAAGATAAAACTTCTAGTTAATAACTCTTCTGTATCGTAAGCGGTAATTACATATTCTTTAAAAAAAGTATAAGTTGTACCACCATTGACAACTGTAACTGTAATATTAGTTTGCTGATTATCATGGTCACAAACCAAGATAGATTCCACAATAGAAAAATCAAAATCACCACCGCTAGGTGATGTATATAAAGTTGTATCATCTGTGGTTGTAAGTATGACTTTGGCTGTTTCCGCCCTTTGAATAAACTGTCTTTGTGAGGATAGATCCATTAGCGTTTACCTCTAGCCTTGGTATCTATTCTGATATTACCAACTTGAAAGTCCTCGGTGGTTGAACCTGTTACTTTCATTTGTATTTGTCTGGCTGTAAACCTTGCATCGGTATAGCCATCACTTTCAAAAGTAAAGTCGCCAAAATCGGTTTCTGCACCTAGTGGTGTGAATTTACCTTTGAAACTAATGGTTACTCCTGGTAGCGTGTTAGCCTCTGAATCTGGAATGATTTGATTAACTTGTACCAATCTATCGCCACTACCTATTTCTATTGGCCCTGACTGACAGAATGGTGATCTGTTGTTTATGTTTGGTGAATTGTTAAGTGTGGTGGATTCGTGTTCGTAAATAAAACCATTAGAATCACCAGCGATAGGATAGTTAAATACACCTTGGTCAATCCAACAACCTCTGTCTAGTTCACCAATAGACCAGACATTTTGCGCATAGTTCCATATCACATATTTATTAGGGGTGTATTGACTTGTACCGCTTGGAAAGCCCCACCATATCTCGTTGAAGTTAGAGTTGTGTCCACCCCATGATGCTGCTCTGCCTGGCACATTAAGATTATCAAAGACATAATCATGCACTTCGCATGGTATTTCTCTAACTGCACCATCATAAACAAAGAAAGCATTTTCACCCATCCATGCTAGGAAATTACCAGTAGGCACGATTACTCTGCGACCTACTGCTTTACAGTTTGTACCAGCATCACCGATACCATAAACAAAAGGTGAGCCAACATACGACATTCTGCTAATACCAGTATCGCTAAAGATAATAACATCTGCACCAAACTTAACTCCGTATAAAGCTCTACCGCCTGTTGGTATTTGTAAATCACCAGCAGTATTGTTAGCTTTAGAAGTCCAGTTGTTTCTATCTTCTCGGTTTGACCATGCAACTTTTCTAGGATCATCTTCTGATCCTATAGCTACTAAATGTCTTTCGTTGGTTACTAATACTGCTTTGTTGCCTGTAGGTGCATTGGTTACTGCGGTTGCAATGGTATCTGGTGTGCCACCAGAATTAGGCGACCATTCGTAAATCTTACCATCGCCTGAAAAGCAAAAGACTAAAATCTCGCCCCAGTTATCAAAGGAGAAATGACCTGTATCGAGTGGTAGTCCAGATTGACTTCTAGCGTCTCCGTAATCTTCTTCACCATAGATATAAGCACCGAATCCAAGCGGATCGTTGCTTGCATCATTCACAAAACCAGTAGGGGTAATGTCTGTCCAGGTGTTATCGTAAAGTGTGTAAACCTTTTCTCTAGTACCAACCGCTAAGATAGGTTGACCTAAGTTATCAGAATATGCATACATCCCAATGGGTTCACCATCAAGTGCAATATTTCTTAACTTAGACCAGCCACCTATAGGTTTTAGGTAGCCATTTTCAAAACGAACTAAATCCCCGTCAACCCAACGGCCTTTGTTGGCATAATCAGTTCCGTTCTTGACTATGCCTGCGGGTGGGGTGATTGGGAATAATGCCATTCACTAAGCTACAAGTTGCTTGGTAACAGAAGTTGGATTCTTTTGGTCTGCGATATTAGCATCCAATCCATCTTTCAGACTTTGTACTTCTTCAGCACCCATAGCAGCTTCAACCCAACCTTGTACTTGTGAGCTTGTCACGCTGTCAAAGTCTGTGAAGTTTGAAAGGTCTGAAGTATCAAGGCTTTGAGTACCATAGACTGAAGCAACATAAGGATTACCTTCTGCATCGACTTCAGTATCGGTAGCGTTCAAACGCCAGTGTACGTTATAAATCACATTTGATTCACCACCCTCTGAAGGGTACACATCAACTGTGTTTACATTCCATTGATAAGATATGCTCATTTGTTTATTCTCCTATGTTTTGGCTATCTAAATGTGCTTGATAAGCTGCTTTCAGTTCGTCAGTCCATACTGCGTTGCAGATTGCTTGGACTTCAGAAGATTCACCGCTTATATCATCTAAGCAATTTACTACATGCCTGTGGAAAGACCTGTTAAGTTCTACGCCATCTTCTTTAATGACTGTAGCAGTTCTTACCTGTACATGCTTGTAATCGCCTACGATTTCTATTTTATCTTCTATTATTTCTTTTGTTATTGCCATTTTTTTATTTTCTCCTTACCTAGAATCCACTAGGTATATTAGTTAATCCGTCTCAAGAATCCACTTGAGATAAAAGTTATACAAAGAATGTAATTGTGCCGGCTATGTCTGAAGCGCCGCTAACAAGTTCGCTTATCTGTAAATCCGAACCAGCATAGTTATCTCCGTTTAACCGCACATATAAAACAGAACTAGCGGCTGTAGTAGTAAATTGCAAATTTGCGTAGGTGTTGGAGTTGTACCAATCAACGCTTTGTACATTAACAGCGCCGATAAAAGACTGACTGCCTGCTTTTGTAAACGGACAGCCTGTTATTTGCAGATAGGCAGTCCCAGCCGATACTTCAGTAATGTTTTGAAGGAAAAAACTAATCGTTACTTGCCTTCCTATTTTTGTGTAAACACCATATCCCAATGAATATGTGTAACTTCCAGCAACACCTGCGCCTCTGATTACAGGAGTCCAAGTACCTTCCTCGTAATCGTCAAGATGGTTTGCAGCAGCAGTACCGCCTACATACACGCCGCCTGAAAGGTAGAGGTCTTTCCATCTTACTGATGAAAAACCTAAATCTAAAGTAGCATCAGTTTGAGTCCCTGTAGAAGTATTGTAAGGCAAAACACCATTTACAGCATCGTTAAATCTAATTCCTGTATCAGTTGTTCCTATATAAATATCAGTTGCATCAGTACCAATACTTCCAACATCTGAGCCGTTTTTGCGTAATAAGATAATATTGCCGTCATCAGTTTGTCTATTTAATAATAAAGGTTGTCCACCACTTCTTGTAATTGCTGTATTACCAGTAGAGCTTGTTTCAAAACCTACATTATTACTAGATGCAGAAGTCTTAGCCACCATAAATGTGCCTGATGAGTCGATACGCATGCGTTCTGTAGAGCTTGTAGAACCTGATGGAGTTGTGTTAAAGAATATCCCTGTAGCACTTGAAGTTGATGTAAAGTTCTCTTCTGCAACCGCAGAAATTTGTGCAACAGTATCTTCAGTTCCATCTTCTCCTGCAAGGAATACAATATTACCTATAGTATTTGTTGAAGATACTGTAGTGTCTGTTCTTTCTAAAGCTATTGTCGGTGAACCTGCTCCTGAATCAACTGCTAAATGCAGTAAGTGAGCTGGACTACTCGTTCCAATACCAACTTGTCCTGAAGAGTTGATACGAATATCTTCGTTGCCATCTATTTCAAAAGCTATAAAAGAATTTACTCTAGCAGCATCAGGGTCAGCTTGAATAATCATTGAATTGGTTGTGCTGCTACTTAGTCTTATACCACCTAAATGTTCATCATTTGCTGAAATAATTCCAAAACCAGTTTTTGAATAAGTTTTAGCTGGATTTGAAGTTGCTGTTACTGAATCTCCACCCACCAATACGTTACCTGATGAGTCAATACGCATTTTTTCTGTTGCTGTACTTCCAATACCAAATTTAATTACACCTGAACTATTGTTTACACCTACATTAAGTTCAGTTGTAGAGGTTGTAATAAAAGCATCACTTGCAGAAATCATCCCTGCTGTTCCTGCTGAAGAACCAAATACTCCAAGATTTAATCCTGTATCTGCATCATTTGATACAACTACATTAGCAACTTGTGCTGAACTATCACCTACTTTAAAAGTTGCTGCTGTTGCTGCTGAACTTTCAACAACATTTAATTTTGTACTAGGACTTGCAGTACCAATACCAACTCTATTATTCGTAGAATCTACATACAGCGTATTGGTATCAAAAGTTGCATCACCTGATACAGTTAAACTTGATAGCGTACCAACGCTTGTGATGTTGGTTTGAGCAGCAGTAGATAAAGTTCCTGCTAAAGTACCACCTGTAACAGTACCAGTTGTAGTAATTGCAGAAGAACCAACATCAATACTGCCAAAGCCAGATGTAATTGAACCTCCGTCTAAAGCACCTACGCTAGTTATGTTAGGTTGAGCAGCAGTGGCTAATGTACCTGTGATAGAAGTATTAGCTGTAAGGGTTGTAAATGTACCTGCTGCTGGAGTAGTACCACCAATGACAGAGCAGGTACATTTACAACCCTTACAGCTAATACTTCTATCACAGGTACATTAG